CTACTGGGGCAAGTGCTGCTGGTACTGAATTTATGGGAACAGCACAACCTATTGCGGCTAATGGTTTTGTGGATTGGTATGGGGTTTTGCGTTTAGATGTGTCAGACTATTTAACTGGTCTAGCTTCTTTAGCTACTACCCTTACCATCGAAGCTGAAGGCGAAATCGGAGTAGCTTAATGAGCATGGCAATCACTGTAAATTATAGTGGTAACTTCTTAAAAATTGCAGATGTTGCCAAGATTTATAAGCTAGAAAAAGAGCTTCTTAAAATGCCGCAGGCTGACATCAAGACAGAGCATATATTCTATGATGGGGGGTATGAAAGAAAAATCACTATACCCCCATGGACTGTCTTAACCGGAGCAGTGCACAAGACCCCATACACAGTCAGGCTGGAGCAGGGGTCTATAGCCGTTAATACTGATGGTGGAGTAGTGCTATTGCATGCGCCCTTTGAATTAATCGCTAAAGAAGGTGTAAAGCGTGTTGGTAGGGTGTTTGAGTCTGAAGTAGTCTGGGTGGATGTTTACGACAATCCAGACAATATTACAGACATAGAAACACTAGAGAACATGCTTTATGAAGGAGGTAGTGAAATCCTTGGCGAAAACAGAATAGCTAATAGGATTAAGCACGATAATCTAGATTATGGGCTATTTGTAAAACAGATTGGACTATCTCAATCCGATATGGAGAAGGTAGTTAATACAGCTGATTTAATCCCTATGCCAGATGGTTTTGATGTAGAAATTAAACCTTCAAAACTTCATGGATTAGGGATGTTTGCTACACGTGATTTTAAAGCTGGTGAATTTATTTGCCCAGGCAGAATTGATGGTAAGCGCACTCCAGCTGGAAGGTTTATTAATCACTCAGCCACACCAAACACTACAACTATTAAAAAAGAGAATGGCGATTTAGTTGCAATGTCTTTAGAAGATATTAGCAAAGGCCAAGAAATCTTAATCAACTATAGGACATCTATGCTAGTTAATTTTGGAATTGCAATTGAGGGGGCATTATGTCAGGTTGGGTAGCAGGGGCTACAATAGTTGGTGCTGGCATAAGCGCATATTCCTCTAATAAAGCAGCTAACACACAAGCAGCAGCAGCTAACAAGGCCACAGATACACAGAAGGCCATGTATGATCAGACACAGAGTAACTTAAGCCCTTTCATTGGCTCTGGCACTACTGCTCTGAATACATTAAATGGTGATTTGGCTAATGGTACATTAGGTGGTTCATTCACTAATGCTGACTTAAACGCCAACATGGCTCCTAATTACGCATTCCAGCTAAAACAGGGCCAACAAGCTTTAGAAAACTCACAAGCAGCAGATAGTGGAGTTTTGTCTGGAGCAGCTCTTAAAGGCATGCAGGATTACACCCAAAACACTGCTGCTGGTGCATACCAGAATGCTTATAATAACTGGATGTCTAGCCAAAATATGAAGTATAACCAGCTCTCTAATTTAGCTGGGCTTGGTGAAAATGCAGCAGCTGGGCTTGGTAACAATGGCGCTTCTATTTCTAACGGAATGGCTAACACAATTACTGGCGCTGGTAATGCTTTAGCAGCTGGCCAAATAGGCCAAGCTAATGCTATTAGTGGCGGAATAAATAATGCTTTAGGCTATTACCAGATGAATCAATTAATGGGAAAAATGGGAACTAACAATGGTGGAGGCTCTTCAGGCTCCACACCTATTGACCCTTCCAACGCTCCAGGATAATTATGCCGATAGATGCTTCAATCCCCTTACAAGCTCAGCAAGTAAACCCTATGCAGTCACTATCTAATATGGTGAATACTGCTAGGGGGATGCAAGCTATGCAGGGCATGAATATGCAGAACCAGCAGAGCCAGATGGATTTACAAGAGCGGCAAAATATCGCTCAAGTAATGAAACAAAATAATGGGTTTTCTGACCCACAGTCTGGTGATATTGATTTAGTAAATGCTATTCCTAAAATAATGCAAGTAGCCCCTACTAAGGGGGCTGATTTTGTGCAGCAACTTGCTCATGCTCAGAGCTTAAAAACTGGAGCACAGCAATTAATCTCCCAGCAATCTGATGAGAATAATTCACGTGTATCTAAAGCTCTTTACAGTCTTCCAGAAGATGCTCCACCAGAGCTGATCAATAAAACCTTCGACACAATCAAAGGTTTGTATTCTGACCCAAACATGCAGAATACCCTTAATAAAATGCATGATCATATTCTTGCTACGGATGACCCCGCACAAAGAAAGCAATTCCTACAGCAGGGTGGGTATATGTTTACTCCACAAGCTACTCAGCAATCTATGCAAACCCCAGAAGGTACTGGAGTGGATACTGGGCAAGTTGGTTATCAAGTATCTACAAAACCCCGCACAAGCGTTCCTACTGGCTCTGTTATTCCTGGTACTGTCTATCAAAAAGATGTACCAGTAACTCAGTCTGTACAGACTGCTAGTGGTGCACCTGGAGTATATGGTCCTCGTGGTCAAAATATCCAAACAGGACTTGCTCCAGAAGATGCTGGCGATATCCCTAAACTTTCTGAAGAGAGAGCTTCCGCACGACAAGCTGTGCTCAATGCAGGAATTACACATAACGCTAATAAAGAAATTTTAGATAACGTGGATAAAGCTACTACAGGGCAGTTCGGTGGAATTATTTCTAAAGCCAAATCCTTTGGCGGTATTTTCTTACCAGATAAGGCTGGTGGGTATTCAGCAGAGCAAGCAGCTAGCGCATATGACACTATAGGTAAAATGACGGAGCGTAATGCATTACAAGCAGCTTCCACTATGGGCACTCAAACTGTGGCTGGATTGCAAGCTCAGCTAGCAGCTAATGGCTCTCCTACGTATAACCCTACAGCATTGAAGAATGTTACCAAGCTCAGTGATGCTATTACTTCTGGTGCAGAAGATTACCAACCTGGATTAGAGAAAGCTATTAAAGCTAATCCTAGGGGCATTTTAAATAAACGTGAATATGATCAAGCATGGGGGCAGAATTTTGACCCTGATGTATATCGTTTAAAGAATGCCAAAGCTAGCGGAGATACTGAGGAAGTAGATAACATTCTAAGGAAAGTAGGCGGAAAGAATTCACCTGGTGCGCAAGCTCTTGCTGCTAAGTGGAAAAACCTACAAAGCCTTTCAACTACAGGACAATTACCACAATAATGGACGATATAACCTCACTCTTGGTTGACCCAGAAAATCAATCAACACAAAATCAACCAGTAGCGAGCAAACCATCAGGGTCTACCGATAAACAGTTTAAACAGATATTTAATAATGGCAGCAGTAAGCCAGCCCCACAAATATCTGATTTAGAAAAACAAATTGCAGATAATAAGTCTGACCCAATTTCTGATTTATTAGTAGACCCTCCGGGTACAGTCCATGTGGATATTTCAGGAGCTGGCCCAGGGAGCTTACCCAGTCAATCTAAATCTTTACAGGATGAATACCCAGAATCTACCATGCCTAATATGTATCGTATTAGCGGGGGTTATTCTCAGTATCTGGCTGATATGGCTAATGCGAAAGCTCATAACGGTTCTAATGAAAGTCTTTGGGATAAAGCTGGAGGGGCATTAGAAGCTGGTGCTTCCACTATTCTTGGTGGGGCTATGCTTCCAGTGGCTACAATAGCTAAAGCTGGTAGAGAAGCTTTTGGTGGCACTAGTGAGCAGGGCAATCAGGTGTTTGATAAGCTGATGAACTGGACACAGCCAGCTACAGATGCTGGCCAGCGCTATGCTGGTAATGTAAATGATGCTATGGGTGCTGTGCTTCCTGGTCTTATTCCTCAAGCTGCTGAGCTTTCTAACTTGGGCAGAGGTACGCCTAATAGGATTGTAAATGCTGAGCAAACTGGGTATCTTGGAGATATAGCCTCAAGAGCTGAGCCTGGATTAGAAAATGCACCACCTAGAGCTATTCAATCAGCTCCACAACCAGCTGGAATGGAATTACCTCAAGGAAGAGTAGAGCCTACAATGGAAAGTAATGCAGCTCCATTGCAATCTACTATGAAGGGTGGTGGAGCCGCCTCTACAGCTCAAAATCCTGTTCCACGTTTAACAGGTCAAGAGGACGCAAGAGGAGAATTCCCTCAAGTTAAACTCTCTAATACTTCTGGTGATGTTAGCCCTGAGGAGCAGCATGTTAGGTCGCAGGTAGTTAGTGAAGTTATGGGACCAGATGCTACTGCCCGCACTGGTGTTATTACTGGTAATGGTCAGACATTAAGATCAGAGCACACACTAGCTAGAAATCCAGATCAATCACCTGCTGCTAATGTGATGTCTAAACAAATTGCAAAAGAGCAGCAAGCCCTTTCTTCATATGCTGAAGACAGAGTAAAAGCTACTGGAGCTGATTCTAATCTCACCACTCCAGAGCAAAGGGCAGAAAGAATCAATGGCGCTATCTTTGGGCAAGAGCGTGAAGGAGAAGAACCAACTTCTTTAACTGGTTACATTAAACAGCTTAAACAAAGCATATTTAATGAGGCTAAAAATACTGTTGGTGATAATAAAATTGATACCAGCACTATTGATAAAGGAATGGAAGAGCCAGCTTTTCAAGCCACTGTCCAATTACGTGGCCATGAGGGGCTTGTATCAGGTGCTCAAAAACTGATTGATCTAGCTAAGAATGTGGGTTTTAAAGACCCAGTGACTGGTGAAATGCTTCCAGCTGGTTCTATCTCTGCTATGCAAGCAGTTACTAAGTCTTTGAATGCAAACTGGACGAGGGATACCGCTAGCACTATTAGAGACATTAATGGCTTCATTAATTCTGATATTGCTAAGAGTGGTGGGCAAGGCCTGTATGAGCTTGGTAATAAAATTCACTCAGTAGAAAAGGGAATTACAGATGCCCCAGGCATGTCTTCTATATTCGGGGACATGGACAAGAATGGCATTAAAGAAGGTGTTCCCCTAGATAAGCTTGAGTCTAAATTAAATACTATGCCACTAGATCAGTGGCAGCATATTGATAGGACTTTGGCTGACCTGTCTAATGGCCGTATAGCTGGAATGCCAGAAGGGCTTCCACCAGTACCTGAAGAGGTTAAGCAGTCTGCTTTAGCTGCTAGATCAGAAATGCATGGGGCACTAGCTAGAGAAGTACAAAAAGCTGGAGCTACTAAAGCTGGTTCATTCAATCAAAATTCAGTTAATAAAACCCTTAATGGTTTAGTAGGTAGAAAAATTACCTCTACATTTCCACCAGAAGAAGTGGAGAATTTTCACAAGCTAAACATTGCCAGCCAGATTATGCCTGGAGAGCATTCCTACGAGGGTGCAGCTTTGCAAGGCCAACGTCTAGCATCACAACCTGGATTTATTGAAAAATATTCCCCAGGTGCTGCTGCTTTTGTTGGGCATGCTGTACACCCTGGTATAGGGGGATTAATGGCTGGTGGTGCAGCTAATGCAGTAGCTAAGCAAGTGGCAAAAGCACGTATAGCAGGGGATGCACAGAAGCTAGAGCAGACATTGAAAAATAACGCTAATGGTGGAATGCAGCTTAGAGATTTAATTAAACAAGAGCCAAAATAAAATATGACAACTCAATTAACTCCTGCACCGATACTTCGTGTGTATGATAATTCAGGAAATTTAGCTGTAGGTGGGCTAGTCTATACGTACATAGCAGGAACAACTACCCCTGTGGCTACCTATACTGATTCAACAGGAAGTACTCCACAGGCCAATCCTATTGTTCTAAATAGTAGGGGTGAAGCTTCTATCTGGCTGACTCCAGGGCAGGCATACAAATATGTAGTTTATGATGCTGCTGGCAACCTACTGTGGACAGAAGATCAAATCACCAATGTTAGTTTAAGTGCTTCTTCTGGTGCTTCTTCTATCGGATATACACAAGGCGGTACAGGGTCAATTACTACTAACGTGGCAGTACGTTTAGGGCAGTTTGTAGATGTGCATCTTGACTTCGGTGCAGTAGACGATGGCGCTACAAACTATACTACAGCTTTCACTAATGCTACAGCATTGGGTGTTCCAGTGTATGTCCCTAAAAATGGTACATACTATGTAGTGACTGCATTGACTAATTCTCAAAAAGAGCTGCTATGGGGTCCAGGTGTTGTCCAAGTGGCTGGAGTACAAATACAGCTTCAATCTTCACCAGTTATCCAAAATAACGGTGGAACAATACCAAATTCAGGCGGGGCTGTAATCAGTGCTGTTAGGAATTCTCTTGCCCCAGTCAATCAGTTAGGAAGTATAGCTGGTAATGTTGGCTCTGGGATGATTTCTACAATAGCCACTCGTACTGGCGGAGCTGGCCTGTATGGTAACTGGGTAAACACTCTAGTTATCTCTGCCGCTACTCCATCCCCACAATTTGATGTCGGCACCACTGCATGGGTAACTCAGCAAAACTTAACTGGTGGAGCTGTATATGGAATGTGGCCAGGTTGTAATACACCTGCATCTACGTTAAGCCAAACATTTAGCGGCGGAAGTGCTATCGCAATGGAAGCTAATGTAGGAAACAGATGGGCAGATTTTGGAGCACAGTTAGATGTTGGTGGCGCACAATATACAGTGGGTATTCAAGTGGTGCCAGATGTGGTGCCATCCCCCGATGGTGTTAATAATTACACTGTAAGTAGTATTACTATTGCTTCCCCAGCTGTAATAACTACTACTACTGCTCACGGTCTTAAGTCTGGTTGTGGAGTAGTTTTTGGTGGTGCTGGCACATTACCTACTGGCATAACAGCTGGAACAAACTACTTTGTATTAGCTGCTGGCCTTACTGCTACTTCTTTCCAAATTTCAGCAACTACTGGTGGTGCGGCTGTAAATACTTCTGGCTCTTTTGCCGCTCCAATCACTGCTCTCCCATCTTATCCTGGAAGTTTTGGTTTTGGGGTATTCCCATCAGTTCATGGACATAAATGGTGGGTAGGGCACTTAATGCGGACAGATACATTAATGCCGGATAATGGCTCAGCTATTGGAGCTGCTAACAGTTATGGGATTCTGCATTATGGTGGGAGTGCTGCTGCTAATGCACCAAGAGCTTGGGCATTGATTAGTAACTTCTGGACTTGGGGTCTTGACTTCTCAGGTGCCACTTTTGCTCAAGCACCTCTTAATTTTTCTTTTTCTAACCAAACCTCTACTACTGCCACTGCTGGTTCTACTGCTTCTCCTGGTAATTATCAGGGATTTATTAAAATGGCTGTCGGTGGAACAATTGTAAAAGTACCTTATTTCCAAAACTAAAATGAATACATTAAATTTTAAATTCAATGAGCAGGACATCAATATTATTATTCTTGGACTTGGGGAATTAAAGCTCAAAGAGTCTGGTCAAGTGTATGGAAAAATACAAGAGCAAATAGCAGAGCAGTTTAAAGCTCCTCATTCAGATCATTCTGATAAAGAGTTTTAAGAATGATTAAAGGAGAAGATATTAAACACATAGTAGATGGTAGCTCCTTCGCTACATTGCTTTTGTACATTGTTGATAAGCTACCATACTGGGCCTCATTAGTTGCCGCTGCTTGGGTATTTTTAAGAGTTTATGACTATATCCTCTATGTAAGGCCTAAACTAATCCAGGAATCAAAAGATGCTACTAAGAGTGACCCGACAGATATTTGATGATGTCTGTACTATTGGCACAATGGAAGTGGATGGCGTATTTGAATGTTATACGCTAGAGCCAACTACAAGGCCACCAGAGGCTTTAAAAGTGTTTGGACATACGGCTATACCATACGGCTCTTATAATGTCTCTATAAGCTTTTCTGGCCACTTCCAGAGGGATATGCCATTAGTGGAAGATGTCCCTAATTTCTCTGAAATCAGAATCCACCCAGGCAATGTAGCCTCAAATACTGAGGGATGTTGCCTAGTTGGTGAAAGTAAGTCTAAGGATGAGATATTACAATCAGTAGCAGCTTTTGAGCCATTATTCTCTAAGATTAAAGCAGCTCTTTCTTCTGGTGACAAGGTAACGATTGAATACGTAAAAGGATGATATGGATTTAAAATCATTTGGTGAAGAGCTTGCTAAGATCGGCTTACCACTTCTAGGGGCTATTCTCCCTATCCCGGGTGGTGCTGCTATCGGTACAGCTCTAGCTTCTGCTATAGGCTCTCCTAGTGCTAAACCTGAAGACATTCTCACTACGCTTACAGCTAGTGCAGATGCAATAGAGAAGGCTAAAGAGTTTCAAACTCAAAATACCACAGATATGCTAAAGCTGCATCTAGACTATTCTCAAGCTATTTACACCCAAGAGGTAGTTGATAGAGGGAGTGCTAGAGCTATGCAAGTAGGGACTAAATCTGTAACTCTCCCCCTATTAGCGTGGACAGTAGTTTTAGGATTTTTATCTACTGTCGGATTTACTTTAGCAGGTTATACTCATGTTGATTCAGCTCTTGCTGGAACATTGATTGGATATTTATCAGCTAAAGCAGAGCAAGTAATCAGCTTCTATTTTGGCAGCTCTCATGGAAGTCAACAGAAAGATATTTTGCTAGCTAATTCTGAGCCTGCAAAATAAGAAAAAGCCCCTTTACTATCGCTAGTATTGGGGCTTTATTTTTACTTATACTTCTTATTTATGTAGTTTAGGGACACTGGGCATAAATCAAATTCTCCATTATTAACTTCATGCAGGATTAAAGCTCCACGCCAATGCTTATTCCCTTGCTTCCCTAGATAGGCCTCATCATGCTCATAACAGCTTCCACAGATAACACTAGTGAGTCTGCTTCCATCTCCACGATAAGCTGTGGCTATTTGCAGGCCTTGCTGGTGTCCTGCAATACAGCTGGAATGCTGCTTGGATAGCTGTGCATTGGCTGTGGAGGCTGGCCTACCAGCAGTGCCAGTGGTGAAATAATGAGAATAAAGAATACCGTCAATGCTAACCACTTCAAGAAAGTCATAAACTTCCCAGCCAGCTTCTTCATATCCTAAATCCTTAATAGAAATCAAGCCATCAATTTTAGGGTCGTCATTAATAGCCCTGTTTATGCGGTGCTCATGATTTCCTAATGTGAGAACAAATCTAGGGTTGTATTGCTTCTTTTTATTGCGAATACATTCCGTTTGATATTCACGGATAGGCTTCATAAAAGCCTGCATAGCTTCTTTAGCAGCTTCTATATCTAGATGATACCTACGTCCCTCAAAATCTTTCTTTCCCTTATCGTAAGAGCTGAGAGAAGGCATATCTGCAAAATCCCCTATGCACACAATGACATCTGGACGCTTATCTACTACATACTCCCCAAGTTTTCGTAAGAAATCAAAATCATTCCCACTCTTAGCTTGTACATCAGGTAATACAAAGTGCTTAAGCAATATCTTTTCCCCTCGCTAAATACTGAGCTGCTTCATGTAATTTTGCATTAAAGAATCTGCGGATAACATATCCCCTAACTACGCTAATCACTGTGTAAATCATCCCTAGCAGCAAATTATCACTAAGGCTAATGTGCATCCCAAACAAAGGGAATATACAGAGATTAGCTGTGTAGTTGATAGCAAAGCCAATCATCGTATTAATGATGGCTTCAATAAAGCTACCTAGCTTGGTTTGATTCACTTAAGCTCCTCTTTAGGCCTGTCATCACCCTCTGTATAGTTTTTAGCGTAGAGGGCTAGCATGCGTAAATTTGCCATAGCATGAGCTAAGTGAGGTAGTCCGCTTTCTTCATCCACTTCTTCTCCAGCTTGCCACTTAGCCATATGACGTAACAAGCAAGCATAGGGAACACTCCAGGTCATTCCTTTAGTCCAATTCCATGCATTGTATTTACGCTTGCCATATTCCCATACACGTGCTTCATCTTCTAACGTGCAAAGAGGTATAAGTGAGTAGTCAGGCTTACCTACATTATATCTAGCCCCACTCCCTTTCTCTTTGCTGTTTACATCTCCAATTCCTTCTATTTTAGGAAACGGTGTATTCATAGATAAAATCCCCTGTCTTCCATAGCTATCACTAAACCATCGCTAACTTCAGCTCTGTCTTCTTTAGGTACTAAATTAAAATAATTTAAAACTAGATCGGTGCCGCGTAATGTGATTTTCTTAGTTTCTTTATCTAGATTGGACAAGATAATATTGCACATTGTTACAGCACGGTTTCTATTTCGTAATTCGGCGTCTGTAATATCATTGAATAAAGAATACCCTTTATAATTATCACTTTGCATTTTTTCTTCTTTCTGTGGCTATGCTCTTCTCTTGAGCTGTCTTGGCTTTGTGGCAATCAGTACAAAGCACCTGAAGCTTCTCTTTTTCGCAGTACATGCTATTGATGACATCACCCCAATTAGTAAAACCTTTGGACGGGTCTATAATCGGTTCAATGTGGTCTACTTGGACATCTTTAGCTGGAAAATATCCCATACAGCTCTTGCATAAATAATGCTTGGCTTGTCTACCTGTTTTAAGGTTTTCTTTGACCCCGATACAAGCATCATTTAACGTGGTGTATTTCGGTTCCCATCGTCTGCTTCCTGAGCGCAATATGGACTTAATAAAGCTATTGAATCTAGCTTCTGTCCATTTACCTCCATTATAAATCCTCATCTATCTCCCAGAGGACCGGACTACCATCCTCATTAAGTTTTCTAGTCATCCACAGAAGCCTTCCTTGCTCTAGAAGCTCTTCTCTTGCTCTTGCTCCAAACTTCTCTCTATAAGCTGCAATTACCCTGTTAAGTCCTTCTCTGTAGCTTGTGCATCCCTCAAGCGTTTCAAAAGCTTTGACCGGGCCACAGCGAGGGAGACCTGGAATTGTATCTGTTGGGTCACCTGTGAGACACTGGGCGAGGAAGAACAATAAACCGTCACCTTTGATTTTTTTTCTATCCTTGCACAATTTAATGTGTCCAAGCTTTCCAACAAGAGTGAGAGCACTTGCAGGTCGATTTCCCACTTCCCAAGTATAGTGCCATCCAGGTACAGCTCTAAGATCTTTGTCAATGCTGCATATACATGCTTCTCCATTCCTACTTGTTTGCTCAATAGCAAGGATGTCATCTGCTTCAAGTCCATCTTGCATTCTGTAGTCATATTTCCCCTTGATATATGCTTTAAGATTGTAATAGTGGAATGGCCTATCCCCTGCTCTGTCTTTGTATTTAGCTCGCTTTGCTATAGCTTCTCTAAAATTACCTTGTCCGGTAAGGCATAACATGGGCGGCTCATCTGCCTCAATTTCATCACATATATATTGAATCTGCCTATCTAAAGAATCTGCTGCTGTATCAAAAGAAGAAAGAGGGACTTCTTCCCCATCCCTCATTCCACCATTATGAGCAAACCCTATTTGATACAATAGGCAGTCTGCATCAATTAATGCCTTCAAACATCCTCATCATCTTCAATAGTTAAGATACAAAAAATCACTATGATTACTACTAAGGCTACTATGAATGTAGTCATTTATTTTCCTATGCTAGTAAGGATTGTCTTCATCATCTGCTGCTACAACAGCTGGCTTGCTTTCTTTAGGTACATGGACACGTGTTTCATGGTGACCTGTTTTAATAGCTAAATGGCTACCTGCAAAGTTAAGATTGGACTTAATCTTCTCTTTTACCCATTCAGGAAAACCATTAAACAATTCCATGTCTGGATTGTCTAAATCAAATACACGGACAGGGTTTTTAAGTGGTGGCATGGCTGCTGCTTTCTTGCTGCTAATAGCTGACACATTACCGATATTTGTATAAACCTTGTCACCCTTCTTATTCAGCACTACAGTTACATTGCATGCCATCCCTGCCAGCTTGCTGAAGTCTCCGTCATGGATGTTCTCAGGGTCTAAAGCTAAATAGCGTTTAGTGCTTTTAGCGTTATCTGCTGACAACCCATGCAATGGCATTGATTCAGACAACCAACGAGGGTTGTCTTCCTGCTCTACCCCATTAGCATCTACCATATAGACATCTGCTAATTCATATGTAATCATGATTTCATTAGCTGGTGCCTTGTCTTTCCCCTGGAAGGGCTTCTGTGGCTGTAACCCTAAGTCTACAATCTGCACTACATAAGCAGGATAGACATCTGCTTCAATTTGAGGCTGTTCTACACGATTGCTATTATTTGATGCTGCTTTTAATGCCATTTAATTCCCTTATTGGTTGTTTAAGATATTCCATGCTGCTGCTGCCACAATAGGAACTTGTCCGTTCCCAATGGCTGTAAGTCTGTCCATCCTATGGGCCACCCCATGAGCCACTCTACCCAATACGGGTTCAGACTCCCACCACCTGCATCTGGTTTCACACTGGTAGATAGTCCTATTTGCTTCCCCATGCCTATCCTCCTCTGGATAGAGGGGTCGCTCATGTTTCCCCTGTCCCTGTTGTCCGAAGCTTGCGGGGTTGGGAACTTCAATACCATTGTCTCTAAACCAGGTGTTCTCCCATTTCGAGTAATGGTTGCTTCCCTCAGCAATGCTTCTTTCGATTTTGGGGGAAGCTTGTCCATGGTTACGGTGATAGCCCATAATCCATATCCTTTTCCTCTGATGAGGTGCTCCGGCATCTTCTGCTGATACAACCCCCCATTTAGCATCAAACCCCATCTCGGATAAGTCCCCGAGTACTCTGTGTATTCCCCGCTTAGTGAGCATTGGGGAGTTCTCCACGAAGACATATCTGGGCTGTACTTCGCCAATAATTCTAGCCATTTCCCCCCAGAGTCCTGATCGCTCTCCTGTAATACCTGCCCCCCTACCAGCAGAGGATATGTCTTGACAGGGAAACCCACCAGATACCACATCAATACGCCCTTTCCACACTGTTCCGTCAAAAGTTCGCACGTCATCCCAAACCGGGAAAGTCGGGATTGTTCCGTCATTTTGTCTGGCCAGCAGTACTGATCTGGCATAGGCGTTGTATTCAACTGCACAAACTGTTCTCCATCCGAGTAGGTGCCCTCCGAGAATTCCACCACCCGCTCCTGAGAACAGAGATAGTTCTCGTAATCCTGTTTCATTTTCCTTGAAATAACCCAAGTCAAATTCACCCCTTTCTAATGTATGTCATACCAATTTTTTCCAATAGCTCCATGTCCTACATGTGGGCATTTAATTCCATAAAACTTACCTGCCCATGCAATTGCTTCTTCAGATATTTGTTTTACGTCTTCTGCTACTTCTTCTCTGCATTCAATGGTAAACTCGTCATGGTAAAAACATACAATACCATAATCAATTCCCCATTTATATTTCTTTTCAAGCTGCTTATTAACTCTGATATATGCAGCTGACATCATGATGGCTTCATCCGACTGAAGAAGATAAACTAATAATTGATGCTCAGAAGTGACTAGTACAGGTCGGCCATCAAGGCCAGTTATAAACCCATCGTAATATTCCATACGGTTAAATCTAGGGTTAAATCTTTTCTTAGCTGTACGCTTCCACTCATCTGATAGCCGCTGCATAAGCTCCCCTAGTCCATCAAAGCCTTTGTAAAGCTTTGCTCTAAGCTCTGTGCCCTTTCCAGGCTGATTAGCTGCTTTAGCTATCTTATTATCCCCACCACCAAACAGCATGCAATACATCACTTTCTTTGCTGTATCTCTGCTGTCCAGTTCTCCAATCTTCTTAGTGAGTGAATGTAAGTCTGTGCCCTTGTCTTTATCCCCAGACACAATAGCGTCTATATAAGCTTGGCTTTCCATTCTCCCACCTAACATCCTAAGCTGGCAACTATCGCTATCTGTGCCAACTAACACATAGCCTGGCTTGCTAGTAAATACCTTTCTGAGCTGCTTTCCATAAAAGCTTTTAGCTCCAGGTATATTAACAATACCTCTGTGAGTTAGTCTTCCCGTAACTGCCATAGATGCTACATTGCTAGCGATACGCCCATCTGGTCTAATAAGATTTTGCAAGCCCTCCAGAATGCTTCTTCGCTGTCTGCATTGGACTCGCTTGGCTACAAGTTTTCCAACTTTGCCATTAATCCCCTCAAAGGGGTCATCTTTAGACATTTTAGGACTGCTTCGCTCTCCGTCATCGTTAATATTCCATTCTAACGGCTCCCATCCCTCTGCTAGCAAATAGCCCTTAGTCTCCATATTAGAATCTAGGTTTATTTTCCTAAATGAGATTCTAGTAAATGGCCCACCTACTATCTTGCTGTCTTCTGGCAACCCTTGGGCCACTAACCATGTAGCTAGGCTTGCTGAAGGTTTTCCGCTATTTAAATATGGCTTCTTAACGTAATTAAATTCCCCTGCTTTCTTAGTTTCCTCTACTTCAATTAAACTGGGTAAGCTAGGCTGTAATACACTATCAATCCTAGCAATCCACCTAGTGAGCTGAGAAATACAAAAATTGATATGAGTGTTATCAGCAAGCCATCCATATTCTGACTGCTTCTGTAGATATTCAAAGAGCTTAAAAGAAAGCTTAAAAGCATTATCCCAACCAGTACCGTTGGCTTCATTAAGTAATTCCTTATAAACTAGATGTAAAATTTCTGTATCTTCAGTACAGCGGTGGAGCATTTCTTCACTATATGTATCCCAGTCATCGTGTGCTGGCTTACCCCTTCCTACTCGGTATCCCCAGGCCTCAATAGAATGTGGTGATATGCTTCTATCTTGGCAGTTAGGCGGCAAGGTACGCTTAGGATTTAAAAGCCTAGACATAATCAGCGTGTCTATCTTCTGGCCCTTGAATACATAGCCATACAGCTTCTCTAAAAGGGGTAAGTCATAGCCCAGCTCATTGTGCATAATTAAGACATCAACTGTATTTAAATACTCCAGCATGCTCTGAACGTCATCTGGTTTAAACTTTTTAATTTCGTTAGTGTTAATGTCTTTAAATACGCCACAATGTACTTTTGTTGCTTGATCTAGAAAGCCATTAGCTTCTAAATCTCCACAGACAATTCTCAATAATTAGCCTCCGAAATGGATACATAGTGATAAGGTAAAGCTAAAGAATGTCAAGATAATGGGCCACGAGCTGTACACTGTAAAGAATCGCTCTATTTCACTTTTTAAAGAATAATCTAACAGCTGTAAAAGTATAGCGAATGTCCCAAAACAACCAGCAGCTATACTAAAATAATACAATACATTCATTTATATCTTCCTTTCAATTCGTCTCTAAATCGTTTAATAATCTGCCTACAATTTCCATGGGTATGCCCTGTGATTTTAGAAATGTCTCTAGAAGAAAGCTCCTCATTAAACCACATTTTTAAAATCTCTTTCTGAACATCTGGCTTACTCTCTATTAGCTCTTTCACTTCCTCATAAGTTTTCTTAACTTGATGAGAAGCATGAACAGCTTCAAAATCGTCTTCTTCAAAATCTTCTTTTCCAAATCCTTTCTCGTTATTCTTATGTTCTTTAAGACAGTTAGTCAGTATGGTGGAAAACCATTTATTGAAATCTGTCCCATCAAAAGAATTAAAGTATTTCAATGCATTAGCATATGCTTCCTGTACTACATCTTCAGCATCCCAAACTGTTCCAGCTCTAAAGGCTAAACGTTTAACTAGCTTGTCATGGTGCTGCTTATAATGCTGCAATAAAGCTTCTGACATCACAGGAAACGGGTTGGAAAAACCTGGATTATTGCATCCACATCTCTGTTTTGTTTAAATAATGAGATAGCCTCAAATTCATCTTTACCTAGCTCATACCCTACCAAAACATTATCGCTGTATTCTTC